GTGACCTTTCTTGTGAACTAGCTTTAGAAAATAATCATCTTTCTTTCCACAGTTTCTAGCCATCATTGTATAAACTTTTTGATTGAGCCTTTCTGTTTCTTCGGCTGATGCCTTTATCTCTTCCACCTTTCCAATCTCCATTGAAGAGACGTCGTGAATCATTATCGTGGCATCTGGATCCATAAATCGTAATCCCTCCTCACCGAAAGAAAAGAGAATTGCTCCACACGACATCGCCTTTCCCTCAACCACAGTGGCTACAGAAATCTCTGCATGCTTAATAGTACTTATCATTGCCATCAGGGAGTAGACCTGACCTCCATATGAATCGATGATCACCGGAATTATCTGCTGCCCTGTGTTGTGAGCTAAGGCAATTTGTTCCTGAAATTCCTTTGCTGATTTTTCATCAAATTTATTTACTCTGACAATAACTGGATTTTTTCTTAGCTCATATTCCTTTAAAAGAGGAGAGATCTTAACTGTCCAATGCACACTGTATCCTAAAAAGAGATTCTCACTACAACCGCATGATTGAATAGTCTATCTCCAATCCATTAAGAAATAAATAGGGCTTCATGTCTATGCATAACTTAATATCAGCAAGATCAAATAATTTATCCTGCACGCATGTCAGAGAGAGAAGCTTTTCCCCACAACCGCAGGTGTTGGTGGCTGCCGGGTTCTGAAAGACAAAACCCTTTCCTTCCAGTCCACTCTGGTGATCCAAGGTGATGCCAGAGAGATAAATCGTGCTCTTTCGGTCTAGAAATACCCGGAATCCATCATATTCGATCACAGTGTCCCCTTCCTGCTCCTCTGTGAAGTCCATCACATAGGACAACCCAGAGCAGCCTCCGCCCTTAATTCCCAGGCGAAGTCCCATCGCAGGGTTGCCTTCTTCGTTGAGCAGCTTGCGCACTTGGATACCGGCATCGTCAGTGACGGTCACAAGGTGCATAAGTTCAGATGTTGTCATCCGCACTTACCACTTCCGCATGCAGTACACATCACACATCCTTCTTGATATCTTAGGGAATCCTCGGCCCCACAATTTTCACAAGTCGTCTTTCCGGGAACAGTACCATCCTTGATATAGCTTTTAAGAACTCGAGAGATCACCTTAGAAAATGAAAACATATCCATCTCTCGATCTTTTTGAAGCTGTTCAACAACATAGTGAATTGAAGCACCGTGACGGAGAGCTAATGAGATGGTTCTCGTAAATCCGGCATGATTAGGATTATCAAATACTGAAACGATATCCTTTATCACAAATTCATCACCATTTTTCCCCACTCGAAGATCATAAATAGAGTTTCGAGTTTTTCTTGGATGCTTTACAATGATTCCTTCCCTGTACTTTCTGGGAATCTCTATGTACTTTTGAAGACCTCCCATGACCTCATAGGGCCTACCATCCATAAGTCCAACAAGAATGGTCCAGTCTTCACCTTTAATTGACGCGTGATGAATGGAGCACGTTAATTCTTTGGGCCGGAAAGGAGCATCATGCGTCCTAAACCTGCTTTTTTTCCTTTTGATAAGCACACCTGAACGACATCCATCTCGATATACAGTAACTCCTTTACAGCCAGACTTCCATCCTGTCATGTATATCTTCTTAACAGTCTCAATGTCAGTATCAGATGGAATGTTAGTTGTGTTAGAGATTGCGTGACAGACCCACATTTGTGCTGCTGCTTGCATCTTTACCTTGGCGACCCAATTAACATCACCTGAGATTGCTTTTGAGTATGGGCTTAGTCCCTCAAGCTCCTCAAAGGGCAACGTTTTTATTTCGTCTTTCTGTTCCTTCATCCACTTTTCAAATCCATGATGATAAACGTCATATTCCTGCCATCGATCGCCTGAATCGTCAACAAAATCTACTCTTCCATCGAGATCGTTTTCAGTTAACTTTTTACGACGGGTATACTTTAGCATATATGCCGGCTCAATCCCGCTGGTGGTTTGCGTAAGAACAGAAACTGATCCTGCTGGTGCTGTTGTCGTCAGAGCAATATTACGACGACCAAACTTATGGCTCATCTCATATATGTCAGGCGCCTCAGCCCAGATTCTTTCTAAAAACTCATTCCCTCGCTCCTTGTCGTGATCATGAATTTCAAATGCTCCTCTTTCCTTTGCCATGATGCAGGAAGACCGATATGCATTTACTGCTAAAGTCCTATAAAAAAGTCCAACGGTCTCAATAGATCTATTAGATCCATATTGAACTCCAAGCGCTGCTAAGGCATCTCCCACTGCAGTGACTCCTAAGCCTGTTCTTCTTCCAAGCTTAGCCATGGTTGCAATATTTTTCCATAAATCAATTTCAATCACCTTGACAGCAGTAGGCTCTGGGTCATTCTTTATTTTTTGAATAATTTTTTTAACCTGCTCTATCTCAAGATCTACCATGTCATCCATGAGACGCTGGGATTTTTGAACTACGTCTCCCATCTTCTCATAGTCAAATTCTGCATCACTTGTGAAAGGGTTCTTAACAAAGGAAAGAAGATTTATAACCATGAGTCGACAACTATCATACGGAGACAAAATAATTTCTCCGCATGGGTTCGTAGATGTAGACCCAAATCCTTCTTCTTCATATATGTCAGAAGGAGTGCAGCGCCTGGCTGTATCCCAAAATAGCAATCCGGGCTCAGCACACTCATAAGCAGATGAGATTATCTCCTCCCACAGCTCCTGTGCATCAACCCAGGCTTCAACCAGCGGCTCAGAGTCTTTCTCAACTGGAAATCTTAGGCGTACCTTATCCTTTGAATTAACTGCAGCCAGAAACTCATCTGTTAATCTAATCGAAATGTTTGCACCGGTCACTTTTTTAAGGTTTCTCTTTATGTTTATAAACGTCTGTATGTCAGGGTGATGAACTGAAATCGTCATCATCAACGCCCCTCGACGTCCTCCCTGGGCTACCTCTCTACATGAATTAGAAAATCTTTCCATAAAGATCCTAATTCCATCAGTCGTTTTAGCAGCGTTAGCGGTAGATAATCCTTTAGGTCGAATTGTGGAGATATCAAATCCCACACCGCCCCTGCGCTTAGCAATCTGAACAAGCTCCTGATCCGTCTTAAGAATTCCTCCGTATGAGTCATGAGGTGATTCAATCACAAAACAATTAGAGATCGATTGGATCTGATAGGGGTTTCCAATTCCAGACATCGGTGAGCCCTGCGGAACTACATACTTAAATTTTTCAAAGAGAGCATAGATCTCATCTGCTGGCATCGGGTTTGGATACTTTTTCTCAATTCTTGCAAATTCCTTTGCTAGCCTTCTGTGCATTTCGTCTGGCGTAAATTCAAAATAATTTCCAAGTTTATCACAAAGAGCATATTTGGTGGCAAACACATTTGCTGCAAGCTCATCCCCGTTAAAATATTCAATGCTTTTGCTTACAACCTCTTCAAATTTAGCCACGGACTCTCCCTTAGTTTCTATTTATCTCATCCCACTTAGATTTTAGCAGCTCTTTCATTGAATTATCATGAGCTTCAATCACCTCGTTAACAGACATTTCCCCTGAATTTTCAACAACAGTTATCTTTGACATCGCTGTATTGATATTAATTGGAAAAAGCATCCCATCCCGTCCGGCTCGATTTTTAGCAACAAACAGCCTCCCGACTCCTGAGGTCTTTTCGGCGGCTTTTCTAGAAAGTGAAACCACAACATCGGCCACCATAGCTTTTCCATAGGCCTCAGACATGTTTTCCAAACCAACTATGGCTGAGTTCGCCGAATCTCTATTTGCCTGAGACGCCGTCCAGATCGGTAGGTTTAAATCCATCGCAAGATTTCTAATTTCCTCATAAATTAGTTTTAGCTCATGTCTCATGGAATCATATTTTCTAGTCGATCTCATGATATCAGCATAATCAATTATAATCATGTTGGGAACAAAAGATTTTAAAAGTAATTTTTCAATGTGACTGCGAAGGGTTGTCACTGTAGCGGAGCCTGTTGGGTATGATTTAATTATTAACCTTCCAAGGTCCATGTCTTGATATTTTTGGATTATTTCCGATTTTCTTTCAATCACCTCATTGCTGGGTATGCTGCAGAAATTTGAATCATATCTTAGACCAACTGCGTTCTCAGATAGCTCAAAAGTATAGTGAATTATATTTTTTCCTCGACGCAAGGCTTCAGCACCTAAAGAAACCAAAAAGTGAGATTTTCCTACGCCCGTATTAGCTGTGATAACTCCAATCTCTCCCCTTCCCAATCCGCCATTTAGAACATCTTTTTTATCTAATTCGGAAATTCCTGTTGGACATGTGCTTCTCTTTATAAGAGAAAATCTAGACTCCATATCCTCAAAAAAATCATGCCCAACTGAGTGTGGTAATCCAAGCGCACATGCCTCTTTCATTCGAAAGACAACTCCGTCAAAGTTTCCCTGATCAATATCCGTAACCGCAAGCTCTAGCGCATCTTTAAAGGCCTGCCTTTTGCAAAAGTCAAGAGTCTTATCCTTAACATATTTGAGATCTCCCATGTCCGGATTTGTCTTTATTCTATGCAAAAAATCAATTATCTGATCTCTTAGAATAATATCCTTACTCTCTCTAAGCGAATCCCTGATAATGGTTATCAAGATAGGCATCGTAGGGAAATCTTTGTATTTTGAAAAATATGTAAAGTACTTATCAGAGAGATATCTCAGATAATTAAGCTCAAAATATGAGGGATTCATGATCTCAGTCATCTGAAGTGACCACGGACTGTCAGTCATAAGAGACTGAAATATTTTCTCTTGAAAGGCCTTTCCATACTGTTTGAAATATGTGGGAGACTGATGGGGAGATACTTCTTCAGAATTCATGTCTAGAGATCCATTGTGCTAAATGATAAGAAAAGTCGATCAACATCAAGAGTTTGAATTCCCTCTCTGATCAGTGTTCTCATTACAGAGATTTTATCTCTAACAGGATTGAAAGTATCAATTGTGTCGTCAATATTCTTAATTTGATAAGCTGACAGATTATTTGTATCTAGATACATCAGCTTCCAGTTTCTTTTGACTATGTCTTCATTTGACAATATCTCTTTATAAATTTTAGGAATACGTTTACCCATTGACATTTTCTTAGATTCATTAATGATATCATCTATTGTCATGCTCTGACTCGACGCCATGCCAGAGAATCTCTTAGATACTGTCTTAATCCCAGCGCCTTTTATTCCCCCTATGTTATCAGAGGTGTCTCCGCATATTGCTCTAGCGAGACAAAAATTATTAGCAGAGATACCGTTCTCTTTTAAAACAGTTTCTGGTAAGATAAATCTTTTTTTTGAAAGAGAAAACATGCTAACATTTTCATTCAAAAGCTGATAAAAATCCCTATCAGAAGACACGATCACCTTCTTGTTATCTTTAAGCTTGTATCTAGCTAGATAGCCTATTACATCATCAGCTTCACAGTCAGGTACGTAGATTTGAGATACGGGAGTCTTTTTTAAAATTTCCACAATTACAGAAATTTGATTATTCCTACCCTGAACAGAGTCTGGAATTTCATCACCATAAAATCTATTTAGTTTTTGGGCCCGTCGCTGGGCCTTATACTGCGAATATATCGCTCTTCGACGACTAGAACCCCCACCCTCCCAGATAACAATAACCTGTGATGGTCGAAGCCGCTCATTAAGAAGCCTAATTCCATTTAAGAAACCAACCATTCCGCCGGCGTGGTGTCCATGTATGCTCATGGAGGGGTTGGCTACAAAGTGACGTGTAAAGAGATTAAGAGCATCAACTAGGAGAACTGTTTTCACTTCTCAAGTTCCACAGTCTCCCCTAAGCTCACCGAGAGTGACCTAATCTCCTCATAAGATTCATGGTCTATATCAAGATTATCGACGGAAAATATCTTAATCATAACTTTTTCCAGAAGATCATCAATGTATGGAGCATACTCTGGAGATCTCACGATCTCATTAAACTTAGGTTTGTGAAATTTTTTCTCAGAGAGAATTTCACCTGTTTTTGTATCAGTTATTGTAATGCACTTCCAAGAACCTGTACCTGATACTACGACTTCTTTTCCATCGATGACCTCGGGTCCGTGCTTTCTCAGAATGTCAAACATCTGCTCATGCTCTTTGATCCCGACTCCAAAATGAATCTCAAAATCAATCTTTCGAAACGGAGGCGCAACCTTATTCTTAATTGTCTTGGCCGAAACGTGAATTCCAATTACGTCGTCGCCGTCTTTTATCTGCTGCCCAGCTCCGAGCTTGATTCTTGTTGAAGCATGAAATGGAATCGCCTTTCCCCCAGGAGTTACATCAGGATCTCCATACATCACTCCAATCTTTGTTCTAATCTGATTGAGAATGACAAACAGCACATTCTGATTTGCAATTACTCCTGTAATCTTTCTCATCCCCTTTGAGATGGCACGAGCCTGCAACCCAATAGACTCCTTGTCATAGTCGCCAATTAGCTCTGCCTTTGGGGATGACGCAGCAACTGAATCCCAAATGATAGTAATTGGCACGTCCTTGTCCATCGCCTTCGCTTTCATTATGGTTGCCTCAGCAATAGACAGAACCTCTTCAGTACAGTGTGTATCTACATACACGAACCGACTAGAGACATCAACACCCAAAAGACCTAAATTTTCAACAGACGTAGCATTTTCAGTGTCAATATAGACAACAATTCCACCCATATTCTGGGTGGTTCTAGCAATCTGAGTCGCGATGTGAGACTTGCCAATAGAAGGAGGGCCAAAAATCTCAACAATTCTTCCCTCTGGAAGACCTCCATCCCGTCGATTAGAGCAAATATAATCTAAGAGCTTAGATCCCGTACTAATCCACCTTTTAACGTGTGTAGGAGAGGTATCAGCACTTAGATTATACGCGATTCGTGATCCGTGCTCTTTGTTAAGAGCCTCAATTAGATCAACAGTAAAATCCTGTGTTTTTCCATTAGCATTTATCTCTTTTTTTCTTGACATCTTAAATCTAGCATATTAAAAATACACTCTCATAGAAGGTTTGTTCATATAAATCCTGGCGAGAAATAATCTCGCCAGGATAAGTCAGACACGTATGAGACTACTCGCCCATCAAATCTGCAAATGCATCGTCTAGATTCTTATATTTGCTATTTTTGGGAGTGTCACTTCCGCCAGAAGATTCAGAGTCACTACCACCTCTAGAGGTACCGGAACGAGAGTCTTCTTCTCCTTCGAAGGATCCATTAATCCAATCACTTACAATCTTTGAAAGCTCATCATAAGACTTGCACTCATACATTGTAGACACGTCTGGGATATTATCCATCCACCCATTAGCTTGCTCTGCTGTGGTTGCGAGAGGCGATGTCCGCCCACGAGGAAGTACCTCAGTGGTAGCCCACTTCTTTCCAGGCTGCTTATTACAGCTAACCTTGATATCCCGACCATCAGCATGATCTGTGATATCGCCATAGTCTTCATCAAGCATGATATTCAGAAGTGACTGATATACCATCTTGCCGAATCCCCACACCTGAACACCCTTGTCTTCCTCCCCTCTAACAATCACGGGAGCATAGCACCGCATCTTGGGGTAGAGCTTCTTAGCTAGCTCATAAGATTCTTTTGTACCTTCATCCCGAAGCTTGGTAATTAGCTCCTGAATGGGATCGGGATCTCCAAACTGGTAGGGGGCTAGAAGCCCTGGATTGCTACCGATGTTATAATAAAACCACAGCTCCTTAAAGGGCTGTCCGTCATTATCGGGAAATGATAGAAGCCGAACTGTATGCTCCTCTCCCTCTTTGGGACGCCACGTAGACGACGTCCGACGATTGTTTCCACTAAGCTGATCAAGCTTACGCCTGATTGCATCAAAATCAACTGCCATTTTTTAACTCCTTAATGTTTATAATGTAGTTTTTAATTTACTTGTGCTAAGCACAACTTAAAGATACCCAACAACAGGGTAATGTTCAAAATTTATTGTTTAGTTTTTAGATTTCTTTTTACGTGATTTCTTCTTCTTTGATTTGGGTTTGCCAGCTGTACCGGTTGCAAACGCCTTTGCCTGCTTAACAATTCCCTTAGGAGCGTCTGGATTAACAAGACTTCCTCCTCCAAAAAAGCTAGCATTTCTCTTAGTGAGTTTTTCATAACTTTGACCACTCCCCGCTCCAAGAGGGCCGGTCCATCCTCCGACTCCACCTGAGGTGGAAGCCTCGTTTTTCTTAATTACCTTCTTCTTTTTTTTTTGGCTTCTGCTAGCTTTTCACGAAGTCTTCCCCTGATAAATTCCCTAAAGAGAGACTCTGTCACTCTGGGATGACTGCCATGTGTTCCGACATGCATTTTTTGTTTAACCACAAATCCTTTGAGAAACTCTCCGTCATCTGACTCTTCTCCGGCGCGAGACATCAAATATGGTTCGTAAACCGCAGAGCCTCCCAGCGTAGAGATATAATTAGATTCATTGCTTTCTAGATCGATGGCCTCTCGAATAAATCTCTGTAACAGTTCCTTGTTTGTAATCATGATACCTTCTCCTAATTCCTGTTGTGATAACGTCTCAATCTGAGACATGGGTCTTTCCCACACGGGGACAGCTCCACTTTGATAATTTTCTATGTCACTCACATCCACCCTTGATGCGTATTCCAATGGAAGACCTGCGCTGGCATACACTTCCTTTTGATGATCATAGTCATCAATTAGGTCACCCAATAAATCAATCCTCAACGGAACATATAAAAGCCACTCAGTAGCCTCACCTACCGGGCCTGGGAGCCAAGAGGCACCTTTTTCTAAGAGCCACGCTAAGTCATCCATAAACCACTCAGAAAGTGCTCCTAGCCGGAGCTTTGATCTAAACCCAGCAATTCCTCCCGTCGAGCTTCTGCCCAAGGACTGACGAAGACGTTGAGCAACTGTCATCCCAGGGGCCATGTATGAGCCCTCGACGCCGGCGAGCCTGGCCGCCTTTGTACGCTTAAAGACTGTCATGATGTGCTTCAGTTTATTTAGAGCTCCAGTTACACTTATCACTCCGCTCAATGTCTCAGTTCCGCCAGGATCTGGTGACATCTCCAGAAGCCGCTGAAACAGGTCGATGAGATTGGTACCTATCGAGCCGATCCAGCCTTCTAGTTTGTCACGGGTCTCGTCACTCGGAAGCGTTAAGAAATCCTGAATTGCTGATGCTGATCTTGACATATCATCATCAAGCTGTTTGACATTCCAAGTGGCGGCGAGTCCAGCAGCAGCATCTCCAAAGACTGGGACGGCTCCTGCAACTGCCATGCCGATATCGCCCAAGACATCTGTCCCGACATCAGCAGCCCAGCCGAGAGTCCCCTCGTCTATTCGCTGGGGATCAGGTAGGTCAAGCAGGCTGTATCTTTTTGTCACTCTTTTCTCCGACACATTTGGTGCCAGCAATCTAGCTCTCCTGGCTGTTCGAGCATATCTAGGCATCTTAGATGTAAGAGGCAAAACCTCTATATCTACATCATAAATATCAAGCTCTTCCTCTTCTTGCTCAGGAAACATCATCCAGTCTTCATAATCTTCAAACCCTCTGTTAACTCGAGCAAGATAGGAAGAATATGTTGAATCAGCGCCCTGGCTGGGGGTTCCTTGATTTCCTCTATAGTATGGCTTCTTTCCGCCACCTATTTTATCTTTATAGTCATCGCCACCGAGCATCGCTCCGGCTAGGGGGACAGCTATTCCGCGGCCTGAGTATTGCTGATCAGATTTTGTCTTCGCCATATTATTAATTATAGCGAAGGATCACAGATTATACTTTTTCTTCTTCTTGCACAAGCCGAACAGCTTGTTGCAACAGCAAAGCAAGCTGAGTCTCATGACCCACATAAAATTTATTTTCATCAAAGGCCGGTCCAAAGCTAGTGGCAATTGCTAGCCACTCATCCTGACTCAGGACCACACCAAAAGACTGCAGAATAAAGAGACTCTGGTGAGGAGTTGACATCCGCTCTATATCCGGATTGTATTTGTAAAGCTGTCCAAGCTTTTCTCGATGCCAATCAGAATCCTGGGGTAAGAACAGGTCATTTCCGTCGAGATCTCCAATCTTTCCTATGTTGTAAAATAGAGACACAAGGATCAGAGAGCCAATTGGTGTATTCCACTTCATTACCTCATCAAGCGATCTAATAATTCTAAAGGTGTTTAAGGCATTTTCAACCAGACCTCCGGTCTTGCACGTGACCCACGTGTTTCTATCCCTACTTGGGCACATCACAATTCGGTCTCCAAGCTCATCAAGAAGACCAGATATGGCTTCAGCATTCACATCGGTCTTTTCACATAACTTTGTAAAGAGATTCCAGTTTCTTTCAATTTCAGATAAATTATCGCTCATAGTGTAATCCAGATATAAGATATCAACATTGAGTCAAATGTTCATCAAGAAAATGACCAATTTAGCTCACAGTTTCAACAGAAAGGGGAAAATTCACAGAAAATCCCGAAATTTTTACACCTCTATCAGCTATCCTCTGAAGATCTACGAGGTTTTTCTCTTTTACATCAAGCACCAGAGAGTCGTGGATGATGAACATCGGTATCACCTCACACCCAGCATGTGAAACCATCTCTAGAAAATTTGAAAATCCCAGTAAGGCTGCGTCAACACCAGAGGATTGCACCTTATTATTGACAAGAACATTTGATCTTGAGGATGACGGAAATATTTTTCTGCCATATAGATTAAGAATATGACCATTTTCTGAAAATTCTTTCTTTAGGCTTCTTCCGAGACTCGAGATATTAAAAAACTTTTTCACCTCCTTGAGAACGTCACTGGCTTTGTTAATGTCTAGCTGCGTTGTCTCCTGAAATCTTCTAGGAGATATTCCAAACATCGCACCTAGTGTCGCTTCCTTTACAACAGCCCGGGAGATGTCATTCTTGAAAACCCTGCTAGCAATATAACTGTAGATATCTCTAGGTGGGTCTTGCCCTTGTGAAGCTAACAGAACACGAGGTTCCAAGCTGACAAAATCCACCTGAATAACTTTGCCTCTTGGATATCTTGACTTAATTATTTTTCGGTTGTCTTTTCGCAAGGTGAGAATGTTTGGACCTGACTTTACCGTTAATCTTCCAGTTACAGATGCGGTGCGACTATAGCGCGGCGGATCTAGCATATCTCCCTTGGTCGGTTTGAATCCTGCAAGGGTAGACCTAACAGTTGAATGTGCCTCGGAGTTCATCAAATCATTCAATAAGCTCGTATCGATCTTGGATGATCTTAGCTCTAGGATTAACTTTCTACCTACCTGAAACTCCTGCGTATAGTACGTCCCATCTATCTCCTCAAGAACCCTCCAGAGCTGATCCAGAAGCTCAGAGACGTATCTGTGGAAGACCCGAGGAGGCAGCACCCACTGCCACTTGATAAATCCAGGATCCCCGCCTCGGACTTCCTGCCAGGCGGTCTCATATCTCTCTCCTGGGCTGGCTGACACCTTCACCTGAAGAGCTTCGAGAATCTCGTCGAGAGAAAGGTGACTCGAGTGTGGGCCCCCAAAGACCATGACATCGGACGGGAGAGATGAGACCCACTCAAACTCACCGGTACCCGCGTAGCTTATCAGGTGACTGTCGGCACCCAATACGTCTCGATGCAAGCATAGCCTCATGTTAGAATTGTATCTCTAGAGGATCAACTGTTCACAGATATCACAAGCTGACGTTAGTTCCGCCGCTGTCCTCTGTCTCCATCACCTGTTTGATTCCGGTTAACAGCGCGCGCTTGGAGAAGATCTTTCCTGAGTTCATTGGGTGAAGCCCAGCAGTAGACTTATATTCTCCGGCCCGAATCGTGTGAGACAACTTTGTTATGCCGTAGACCTGCTCAAGTGTGGTGCCCGTGCCCAGTCGAACAAAAAATTGCTGAGCGTAGGCAAGCAGTGGGCAGCCAAGAGAATTAATGGTTAGGAGGGCTGGGATTAGAGTCATGCTAGCCACATCACCGGCGGCTCCCTGCCCGGATTCGACCTGACCTTCCCTCTCCTTCTGATAGGCCGCGACTATCAGGGAGTCGGCCACACCGCCGGTGGTGGTGCCACGTATGTCAATCGTTGAGATGGCAGAGTGGGCGATTCCATACATTATGGTTGGAATATTATTTGAGATTATGGTGTGGGCGAGATCCGTGCTGATGCCCTCCATTGAGGCTTGCTTGATCTCGACACTCGAATCTCCGGTGACGGAGGCCACCACCGAGTCGACCACATCATCTAGTGACGTCGATGCCGTCGAGCCCGCCTCAGCATTAACCCTATCAAGTGCCTCGGACTCAGACTCTCTCTCTGCCCTCTCCAGGATCTTCTCCTCGTCGTCTGAGTCAGACTGGGCGCTGTCGGATCCCGACTGATTCCCTGAGTTCATGATCGCTTGCTCACCCTCAGCCAGAGACTGTAACACGAAAGACTCTCCGGTGTAAGGGGAGGCCTTTTCGTCGACGATGTGAATCCGCATGATGGTCTTAGTGCCGTCTTCGATGGCTGATCCGTCATCCGATAGCTGGAGAGAGGGTAGCGACTCAATCATATAAGAGACTATGGGTGGCTTAAACTCCTGCTTCGGACACCCAAGCTCATTTAGACGCTCAAAGAGAAACGTCTCCACCTTTTCAGTTGAGTCCTGAGAGTCATCCTCAGTGACCTCATTGTCACCTACATTAACTGAGGCCTCGGCAACTGCCATACCTTCGCTGTTCTCAGCCTCAATTCCATACTCGTAACTCATGTCACGAGATATCCCGTAGGCGAAGGAGCGGATGTCCTGAACAATTCGTGTACAGAGACCAAAGAGGGTAAACACGTTGATGTCTCTACTTTTCTCAGTCGACTTCTTAAGCAGCTTATGGAGCCTGTCTAGATTTACAGGAAACGAGGCGATGTTCATGCCGTGCATCGCGCCAGCAGACTCGTTAAAGGAGTGAAAGTAGATCTGCACCTCGTCATAGTCGCCTGCCGCGGCGATGGGCTGGCCAATAAATGCCAGAACGAGCCGACCAAATGACACGTATCTCTTTCTATCAATAAAGTTGGCAGCTAGAGCACTGTAAGCTGCAGAGTTGGTTGTGGGCACCCGGAGAAAGGGGTCAAGTGCCATATTTTCGATGTCCTCATCTCTCCTAAAGGTGCCGATCTTCTCATTGAGGATGGTGAACACGCTATACGGTTTTCCAGTCTCATACTTTGAGGAATCACCCTCCAGAATCTCGTCGAGCTTACTGATGGCGTCCGTAAAGGACATCTCCTGATCATCATTTACTGCCAGGTCGATCACTTCCTTTATCTCCTTGTACAGCTCAGCCGGTAGCATCATCGAGGCATCTGTGACATCCTGTGAGGCGAAGACAGTCTTCGGTAGCACAGAGGCAGCCACGTTGTCTGATTTCGCCTGTTGCCGGACGGCGTCGATGGCCTGCTGGTAGGTGTTGATTACTGTGTCCACATTGACCAGGTAACCTGACGAGGCATTATAGCCTTTTAACATTGTTGAGGTGCAATTTGCCAGGTCTAGAGAGATGGTCACCTGACCATCTGGCGTAAACTGATAGTCTGACTTCACTAGAAAGTACTTCTGCTTGTTTCTCATGGCGTTGAGAAACATACCGAAGACGTTATCACTGTCGGGGCCCCCATCAGGATGGGCCCATCCAAACTCGAGCTGTGCCTCGGTATCCTTAAAGACCCCCGGAGCGATGAAAGAGGCCACCTCGCCCAGACGAGATCGGTCATGGAGGGTGATGTCCACCTTAGCCCGGATGACGTTGATCGCCCCCTGCCGCATCGGGACGTGGGTGACAGAGATCCCCCTTAGCGTCATAAATGGGCGGGTGACATCAAGTATCCCGGTAGAAGAGGGAGCATGAAGCTGACTGTAATCAAGATCCCGGTCATAATTCACCAGAGTCTGCGGAGAGGTGAAGATCTCCATTCCGGTGTAGCTTTGCGCTTTGGTTGCGATCTCACTTTCAGTGGAGGCAAGGTAGGCATCCCAGGTACCGGTGCTGGTGTCGTAAGCAGCCTCGGCTTCAGACGTTAGCTCGGAGGCGCCGGCGACGTTATCCTGGCCCCATACCGGGCGTGCTTGGACGATCTCTCCGGCCAGGCCGTCGTCAACAGCGTCGAAGGCACCCAAAAATCTCATCATGCTGATGTTTCGTATCTTTCCCTCCGCCATTACCGGTCTCTTGATTCGAAGCTGTAGGTCGATGTAAGGGACACACCTGCTAAACTCAAGAGGGGGGATGGTGTTCATGAAGAACTCCACTGCACCGGCGTCCCGGGCAGCCGGAGAGAGCTTAGGAGACTGTAACATGATGAGGGAGAGGTTTGGGCTAGAGGACTTGCTAGGCGCCGACGGGTTCGAATTTATCCCCGAGGGGTCCGAGGACTGATCTCCGATCATGATCATCTGCTTGATTGAGACGGGGTCGCCGTCTCGGGTAGAGGCAAAATATGCCGGTGAGCTAGCGGTGAAGGAGTCATGCTCAAAGTATATCCTAAACAGCTTCTCAAGGTCAGGAACATCTATCTCTAGCTCCTCACCTGAGGTGATGAGAGTTGCGGTCGTCCAAGCCCCCTCTGTGACGTTAAGCAGCGCGTCGGCAAGGGAAGTGTTAGCCGCCGCAGATATGATTCCATTGCTGGGTGATGCATCTCCTGCCAGTGCATCGGTGGCAGCATCGGCAGCGGCTGTGGCAGAATCGAGGAGAGAGCTCCCAGACTCGTCAATCACAACTGCCCTCAGCAGATCAAACTGGCTCTTGATGTTAAAATACTTGAGAACATCTGACTCCTCAAGAATCTTGGTAACGTTCTTCCCCATCTTATGATATCTTTCCTATCTGACCAAGGTCTGTGGGGATCCTTATGAGGGTTCCCGCGGGCACCTGAAGGCACCATCCGATTCCGGACGCAGCAGCAAGGACCCACCAGTAGGAGGAGTCCCCATATATCTGGCCGGCGAGAGTGTCGAGGCGCTCACCGCCTTGCAAGGTGTGAGCCCTAAACTTAATTCTTCCGCTCTCACATCCTAAGAATATCTTAGAGGTTAGCCTACTTGTGCCATACTGGGTCCTATTGAGAATCTTTGGAACCCCGCTATACCTACTAAATGCCATCGTTTAGTCCTCCTCATTGTTTCGTTTACTTCGCCACGTCGACCTTCCGTCGTTTCTAAATCCATACTTAGATGCGAGGCCGTGATCGTCATAGGGATCTCCCGAGATGTATTCCATCGCCCGACCCACATTATAGATAGGTGCTCGGTTGAAGCCCTCGTGATCAATTCCGGGTGTGATGTCGTGAATGGGTGTGAAGCCTAGGGTTACCTTCGCCATCTTGGGGGCCCGGGAGTTCCAGTCTGTCTCCCACACAGTTTGTGAGTCAACCCACCGAAAGTCAAGTCGGGTGATGACACCGGCGAGGCCGCGACCTCTCGAGGAGTTAAATGCCTTCACCACAGGGTTGCTATAGGATGACATAAAGTTAGCGGTGTCACTCATTGTCATGTCCATGGTGTCCGCTGGAATCCCAGCCGCCACTGCTGCCTCGTTGGTGACCGCATCAACAAGAGCATCAACTACTCCTCCCAGGTCAAGCATTGGAAGGATGCATAGATTAAAAAGGAAGTTGGGATCAAGAATTAGGTCAGAGTGTGTGACCTCCAGCGTGTTTAATAGTGCCCAGGTTGGAGCTCCTAGATCAGTTATCATAATCGAGTAGACGGTCTTTGAGGTGCGACCGCTAGACGGCGCTGTCTGGCCGATACCCAGCACTCCAGAACCGGAAGGATCAGAAAAAGCTGTATCGACGTCCCTTGTCTCCTGTCCTAAGACGGTGCCTCGAACTGGTCGAGAGAATCTAACCCGATATTTGCTTCCCCCTTCGATAAACGTGTAGTATCCAGCCGCGCTAGGCTTAATAAACACGGTTGTACCGGTGTGATACCCATACAAGGACTCTGCAACTTCGTTGCCCAAATACGACCCGAACGAGTCAAGAAGGCCAGATATGGTGGATGAAGTAGGCGAAGGATTTATAACGGTATCTGGATCTCGCATCATTCCCCCCACGAGCGCAGTAAGTGCAGGGTTTGCAAATCCATTTGTTAATAATTGTGATACTCCGGCCCGAAGCGCTCTATCTGCACTGGTGCCTGTATCTTCAAGTATTCCCCACCCAAGCGGCGTGCCGTAAAGTAGAAAGAACAGGTCTGTAAGCGTGTTGTTAATAGAATCGGTCACCGAAGACATGAAAGAAGATGCCGACTCTACAGCATCTCCGACTGCAGTTCCTGATATCAGAGAGGAGTCATCAGCGCCTTTTAGACCTGATGCCCCAGTTCCCACTCCAAAGAGTCTCGCTAGATTAAACTTAGAGTAGTTTCCCTTCACCAGATCACCCACACGCAATCGGATCACGGGTGAAGACTTTAAGACCTGACTAAAGGGCTGCGTAAATGTCATAGCACCGTCTGTAGTTAGCACCTGCATTCCCTTAGACCACTGTGGGTACACCATGGTGACGAGCTTGTTGACTTTAAACCACATCTCATCGAAATCCTCCTGGGAGGTGGCAGCCACTATGAAGCTGAGACTGATCGATCTGGTGGTCTGCTTGTAGATCTGCACGTTATCCATTCGACCGTATCCCTCCACCCCGTTCCACCGCGGCGAGTAGGTGTCACTCAGAGACGAGAGAAAGGCATGGAAGGCGACGATCTCATTCGTCCGCAGATCATGAAAGTAGAAGGGAGAGTACTCTGAGTCCAGTAGATTCTCAAGCCTCTCCACAACGTCACCTGGAATGCGTGACGACTCGCCGGACATGTTAGCATCTAGGTATGCCTTGTCATTTAGTGTGGTAGTGGTGAGAGCCTTAAGCGGATTTGGTCCATTTCCGAGGGTACCCATGTCCATGGCAGCGTTAATCACCCCCTTGGGAACCAGATAGGCTGAAGGTAGCACGTTTCCTCGCCATGCCAGGGCCATGTTGGTGAACCCAGTGTCCGAGCGACTCTTGGCCATTCTCGTGGACGGGCTGTCTGGAAGGTTGTCCACGTTAAAGAATCCGTCGTTAGCCATCGACTGATCAAAGCTCTGTCCCATACCCGCCTGAAGGGAGGCGTTTCCGATGGTCGCTAGCATCTTAAAGAATCCAACTATCTTAGATCCCTGGATGGTCTTCATCAGGACTAGAAGGCTACCCGTGCTAAAGTCAGTGTTAGAGGCCTCAGCCAGGCGGTCCTCGATGGTGTTGGCAGACCTAAGGATGCTCCGGCAGATGGCAAGCAGATATCCTGGCGAGTCCTGCACCAGGGTGGCGTCCTCCATGGCAGACTGGTTTGACGTGCTCACCTTGGAGATCGATGTGAAGGTGTCACCGAAGAGCATCTGTAGACCCCGGTTCACGCAGTCCTCAAACGGCCAGTCGGTCGGCACAAAGATCACAGACTTCAAGAGGCGAATGTTTGCCGGAACCTCAGATGAGAACACCCCGTTTAGAAGCGGACCCCTCCCTAACGGAATTCTGTCTGCCTCAACCAGAGAGCTAAGGATGTCATCGTTCAGGTCACTGGCCACCTCACCTAGTGCCACCAGCGCTGCAGCAGCCTGGGCGGCGAGAATAGCGGGATCAATTGGATCAAACGGGCTCTCAGGTGTGTTAGTGGTTCCGTATGACGTGGTGTTAGACTCGTCAAGCGTGAGAAAATCTCCGGCTCCAGCTCGAACCGAGATGCCCCCGCGGTCGGGAAAGTTATAGGCATTTCGAGCTCGAAGAGCAGATAGCTCAACCTTTCTCTTCTCCTGCGTCTCTGTATACTCCTGGCCTCCATAGTCATACTCATCAGGATCTATGCTATCTCCGGGTGTGGCAGAGGTATCAAACCCAGCCGCCTTGAGCAGCAAAGAGTGAGCCACCTCCTTAAATTTATCCAAAGATGTCGGATCAATAGAGGAAAGCAGAGGAGATGACGTAACTCCTTCCTCGGGTCCTCTCTCATACTCTCCATACTCAGTCTGAGGATAGATGAAATCGCTCTCATCAAGCTCACTAGAGGAGGTCTGCCTCGGAGCGAAAGCACGTCCTGTGGTGCCAGGTTGAAATCGGTTATAGGCAGTCAGAATCTCAGAGACAGACTCAGTCGCGTCGGTCGCCTTATCAGCCGAGGTGTCAACCTGAACCTGCCCCGAGGTGTTAATGTTGCTTCCTTCAATCTCTGGTAATAGCTCGTTTCCTTGCACTCCCTGCGTTTTATCAATTATCTCTAATAGCGTGTGATCGGTCTCGTCAAACTTTCCGCTATTAGAGTATTGTGACAGCATGTTTCCCATCTCAGAGCTCGGATCAGCGACAGGGATAAATACATTTTCAGCCCCTTGAATTTCAGCTGGACTAATTGAGCTACCTCGATTTATGCTAGCGGCCTCTCTGTTTCCTGCCTCTAGCTTAAAATAATTTGCAGCCTCAGTGTAGTGATCAAGAATATATCTGAGGTAGTCGCCAATTAGTCCAGTGTCGTCGGGACTACGGCCGTCGGTCCCGTCCTTTCCCTGAATCGGTTCTCGGAGTCCAAGGAGCTCTTTTTGGGTTCCCGGATCTACTCCCAGATCATCACCGACACCCAAGGACCCGTCTCCGCTATCGTCGTCGACGGTGTAGGTGATGGAGTTTCCAGCAGCACCTAAAGAGGATAGATAGGCTTTAAGAGTCTCTCTAGCCATTAGCTGTCTCCCTTCTTTTTAGCGCTTAAAAACATCGCCTCGTCTAGGGACTTGACAAAATTCTGAACCTTATCTTTTTCCTGCAAGGACGCACGTAGCTTATCTCGCGTGCTCTGGAGATGACCTCCCATCTGCTGCACGTGAAGATCGACAGCTTGACGTTGCTTCTCGCTGAGACGGTCGTAGAGCTCCCTAAAGGTGGGATGCAGGTAAATCCGATCTGTTATCCTTAGCTTTCCATCCTTGCTCATCTTTTCTCCTCTAAACTCCTGTTCCACCCGCGGTGGTGACTGCCTTGCCGTACACATCACCGTCCTCAAGCATGGCGATCAGCTCACCTGTTCCTTGTCGGGTAAGCTCAAACTTCACGTTGAGATTGAGAGGTGGCCTGTCAGTAGCAGCGGCGACGAAGGCATCGGTGGCCTGATTTAGGTTATCAATCTGTACTGTCAGGTCGACGTCCTGTGCCTCCAGCCTGGGTGCTGGAATTACGGGGACACTAAGCTTGGCCATGTCAGCAACGATGGAGTCCTGGCGCTGGGTCATTAGGGCCTCCACCTCATCAAAGGCGGCCATGATTGGGTCGGCGTCAACCAGCGCCTGGGCAATCTCCTCATTACTCTCCTGTAGAGCAGTGACGATGCCTTCCACAATGCTCAGGCCGAACGGACTAGCTGACTGCGCCTCCATGCCGTTTTTAACAGCCGATTCATGGATGTGGTCGAAGAGAGCATCGATGGCTTCGTCAAGAGTCTCGGTATCTGTGAAGGCATCTGTGATGCCTCCGATCACCTCCGCTCCAAAGCGGGCACCGCCCTCCTCACCCACATTTGCAAGCATGTTCCCGAGCTCCTCTCCGAGCTGCTCCATGTCGAAACCAGGCATTGCCTCCCACGGGGGAACATAGCCTGTCTCTCCCGGCACACCGGCACCCTCTCGGCCCTCTCTGACTGTATCGAGGAAATCCTCCATTTTCCCTCTTGCCAGATCTATCTCGCCAGAGACCTCCTCCATTAACTCAGCAGCCTCCAGAAGCGGACCTGTCACCGTCTCACCCAGCTCCTCACCGAGAACTCCGCCCAGGCCGGTACCCATCTTACCTAGCTCTTGCCAGATCGGATCTGCAGCAATATCCTCGAGCTGACCGATGAGACCTCCGGCGCCTTCTTCAGCGCCGTGAAGAGCCTCCTCTAAGCTCTCACCCAGCTCCGACGCCATGGCCTCCCCCACAGCGGCGATAGGAGTCTGTATCGCCCCAGCCATCTCTACGGTAGTCTGGGACATCCGCTCGATCTCCTCAGTGGTCTTGGCGGCCTCACTTTGAAGGGTCGCCCACCCAGCCATGGTGGCCTGACCCTGAAGCATGTCAAGCATCTCCTCGTGGGTGGCTCCGAGCGTGCGCTGAACTCTCGCCATGTCTGAGTCAAGGGCGTTGACCATGTCCGCAGTGGTGGCGTCCGCAGCATCCGCAGCGGCATCAGCAGTACCCTCCAGAATCTCATTGATGTCCTGCACACCCTCTGCCGAGAGCACGCGCTGAAGCTGGTCCACTGTGAGATTCATCTGACTGGCAGCAGTTCGAGCAGCTGCCATGTTCGAGGTCAGATCTTCAGCTCCAATTCCGGCATCTGCAAATCCTTGACGGACCATGTC